CCCATATTACGCCAAGATTGGCCTCCAGCTCTCGCTACGCGGTGAGAATCACCGCGTCAGTGTGTAGATCGATATGCGCTTATACCCTTTCGACCCAGGAAGCCCCCAGTACGGGGACCCTCCTTTGTCGAACTGCTGTGGGCTTTCAACCCCAGCAGCACTCAAATCACCGCGACGGTAAATTGAGTAGAGGGGAGACACCCAATCACCGGGATACCGCGAAACCTCGCGGCGAGCCCCAAGTGAGAAGGTGTCAAAGCACCATCCCCCGTAACCGCGCTCAACATGCCCCTTCTTGCGAGAGGGCAGCCAGTCTACATCCAGTAGATGGCCGTCCCCGTAGCCGTCGGGGCCTGTTAACCGCAGGTCGGGAGGGATGTCCGACTTGATCCGTTCTGCAGCTTCGACGTCGTGTTGACGGTAAAAGAAGTTATGCAGTCGGAACAGGTCGCGGCAGCTTACGAGTTCTTTGACGTAAGCCGGCCGAATATCGAATCCCTTGTAGTAGTCGTGCCCGCAAGACTCGCGGAAGGGCCCATCCGTGAACGATTTTTCCGTGTTCACGGTGAAGCCGCACAGTTGTAACGCACTCACCACCCTCCCAGCGCAACGGGAGGGGCAGATTATGTCGTCGCCGTACACCGAAACTTGGTGCGCATCACCGTCGCAAGCAGCGACAGTAAGCGCCCAAAAGATCAGTGTTTCCAGGGGAAATGTAAAACCGTTCCCCATGGACGAGAACTTCTCAAGGTGATAGTCCTTCCTCTTATATGTTACAGAGTGGGACCGCGTCGCGTTTAGGACATCAAACCATCGGTCTGGTAGCAAAAAGCGAACCAGCTCGTAGGCAATCGTGTCCGACGCACTACTAAGGTCAAGTGTTGACAGCTCGTTCGTCAGGGAGCCCTCACGGGCTAGCCTGGCGTTCCGCGTTTGATCGCGGATGTCAACGCCGACCTTGCGAAGCCTTTTGGCGATGTGATCACCCAAGCCGGCCTGTGCAAGGCCGTTAATGCTTGGTTCAGTCACGATTGCCCTATAGGACTTCGCATTCTTAGGGACGAAGCTCAGCACGCCCGACCGAATGCCGATTGGCACAGACTCGGTCAGCCAGCCCTCGTCATCAACGAACCAGGAGTTCCCCCCGACGGCCGTAGGCCAATGGGGGAGTTCCCTTAGTATTGATTGGAGGTGTCCGGAGTGCAATAGCCACTCACTACACTGCATTCCCGCAGCAAATTTTCGCATCGGGTTTGCGGACAACTTTTTTACATCAGTGGTTGCCCCGGGGCCGAAACGCAGATTCAAGCTCTCCCAATTTGGGAGCTGTCCAAGGACTATACCTATTTTACGACGAGCCACCTCGAGTAGGCGGACGTCGCTGGCGCGTAGATTTACGCGACCAGAGGCAATTCCTCGGAACAGCGAATTAGTAAGCTTGCAGTCGGCTTCGGCCTGTTCAAACTTTTCCCACGCTGCCCGTTCGCGGTCTAGGCCGAGTGGCAGGGGCTCTAGCTTCTGAAAGAAAGCTAGTGCTTGCCTGCACTTGATCAGCTCGTAGACGTTCCAGTGCTCGTGGTACTCAAGCTTGAAGTCGCACAGTTCTAACCACGACTCGGACTGTATTAACCCGAGAATTACGTGGCCGACAGTACCGCCCTCACGGGCGGCGCATAATGCGCTCTTCTTTAAAACGGAGAGGCTGTCCTTCAACGGCAACGCCGTCACCCAGTCGCAAATCGACATTGGATTCCCTTTCGACGAAAGATGGAATTTGGCTCTTTTGCGTCCACCCAACTATGGCCTTCTCGGCCAGAAAGTAGAAGAGGACAAGAGCAAGCACACTTAAGACCCGCATTGCGCGGGAGTTAAGACGGAATGATCAATTGATCGATCAATTCCGGCATCGGACCCGTAGTAACGGGTGCCACCGAAGTGGCGATGCTGCCCAGAATATTGGAAGCGAGCTGGCGAACCAGCCGACGTTCCGCAATCGTGGAGCGCTCGTGGAAGTAACCAATCACCTGGATGGTGTTGATGTATGCCACCTTAGGTGCGGCGGTATAACCCGCTGCGTTTTGGCCAGCAATGCTCTCCATCACCGGGACGGTGACTGAGATAGCAACACGGTAGACACCCGATTTCATCTTCTTCCGTTCCACGCGGCAGCCCACTTGGGCGTAGGCGGGAAGAGTAGAGATGGCCTCGAGCCACTCGGCCTGCAGCGTTCCGTCTTTACTAGTGACGGCGTTTTGCGGGAGAGAGTGTGAGATACCGGAGTTGCAGCGCCATCAAAGGCGACGATGTTTGCTTGTGCAGACAGTTTTCCAAAATTTAAAGAGTTACATGCGATGCATGCGAGAAACAGCGTTCTGAACGAGCGCTGCCGCGTTAGCTAGGTGTTCGAGGCTTAGCGCCTTCCCCAGATCCTTACGGACCGGGAGGGGGACAGCTAAGTTCCCGTTGCCTATTAGGCGAGTCAAGTAAGTGTCAACGCGCATATAAGAACCCGGTGATACGAGCGTGTAGCCCGCATCAGGTTTCCGCTGCTTGCTGACGTAAAATCGAACTTGCTTGTACTCTGAACGCGTCCAAGTACCCGTCAAGCCGCCAAAGAAGGAAGCTTCCGATAGGAAAGTGCCGACTGGAATGAACCAGTCCACAACAAACGAATACGGAATTACCTCCCAGGCAACGGAAAACGGATCTAGTAAGCCTAGCTTGCGAGCGCGGCCTACCTTCTCGGACAAACGATAAATCAGCTTCACTTCCGTGCGGCGTTTTGCACGGACCTCTGCCCCACTAGCCCCGGTATACGTAACAACGTCATCCCGGAGTTTGTTGGAAGCTCGGAAAGTGAGCACCCGAGGGGGGCCTAGCGCCTTTTCAAGCGCGCCTGCAGCCTCCCAGACATCGCGCAGCAAGGGTCTCCATCCATACTGGATGGCGAGCCACGCTGACGCCAAGTCGCCCGGGTCAAGCTTGTGAAGCAGACGAGATTGGCCCCCGGAGGGGACTTTCCCAAAAGCGCGTACTGCGCCTTCGAAATTGCCTCTCTTGAAGAGCCTAAAACCCGTCACAAACGCATTCACAGAACCTG